CTTGATAAAGCATATCCATTTTCTTCTATTTGATCAGCAGAAAATACTTTTAATAACTCTTGGTTGTATTCATTAACAAAGAAATCTAATAATGTGTTGTATCTATTCATAACTTTACGATCTGTATTAAAAAATCCATCAAGCTTAACTATTTTACCAGCAGACCTAATAACGTCTTTCAATAGTCTGTTAGATCCTTGAATATAACGAGCGTAAGAAAACGTCATGTTGGTTTGTAAAATTGGTAATATAGATATATCAGATGAAGTAAACATACCTACATCACTATACATTTCATTTAATTCTTCTTGTCCGTCTAAATATTGTTGTTCACTAATAAAACCTTCATCTAAGTTTTGTTTATTAGCTGTTTGTAGTGCTTTGTAATTTGTATTAGCTTCATTAACTATTTGTGCATAATCTAAATTAAGACCATACGCAGTGTTTAAAGCAATTAATTCTTTTTGTGCTTGACTTGGTGCTTCTGCAATAGCTGTTGCATAATTAGGATTGATACCAACCATTTTTTGAAATAGTTGAGAACCTTCTGTTACTAAATCTTTAGACATTTTACCAAAGTTTCTAACTTCATAACTTAAACCAAAAATGTTTTCACCATTTTGATGATGTTTATCTCCAATACTTAATACTTCTGATGCGGTGTTTGCTCCTTGCATGATAAAACTTAACATGTTTAATGATTCTTTTTTAGCACCATCATCACCACCTAAAGGTCCATCAAAAAATGTTTGTCCTGCTGCTGTGTCTCCTGCTAACTTATCAGACAATCTAAAAATCGGTTTGCCTACCATGTTCTCAGGAACTTTTTTACCATTAATTTCTGCAGGATATACCATGCCCATATACATCTCAGCTTCTCCGGGACTAAGAATTGATTTATAAAATTCTACTTGACCATTTACTGTGCCTTTTGAATCATACCCTATTGTTAATACATCTGCATAAGCTGCAGGGTCAGGATTAAATAATTCTCTTGCTTCTTTTTTTTCATCTCTATAAATTTCATAAGCTAAACCACCAATCTCACGAGCTTGTTTTTGTTTTTCTAAACTTAAAGCCATCATGGTATCCGTTACAGGTGTAAGAGCTTGTCCTAATTCATCAAGAAATCTAGGTAACTTTCCTCTTCTATCTGATCTTGCTTTTAACAATTCAGTTCCAAACTTTAACATCATTAATTCTTTTGGTACTTCCATTTCTGGCATAATGCTTTCAAGCTCACCTCTTATTCTCTCTAAATGTTTGTTCTTAACTAATTCAGGATCTTCTCCCTCGTTACGTTGTCTTTCTTCATTAACAATGTTTGCAGCATTATCTGCTGATGCTTTTTTTAATTGTGTTTGAATTTGCATTTCTAATGCTAATCTATCTGATTTTTGATGATCAGTTTCACCATTAGAATTAGTAGCTCCAGCATTCATTGTACCAGTAATTATTCCTACTGTTTCATCATCTGTCTCATATAAATTTTCACTAGTGTATGATTGATCTATAACTCCATCAGCTGCATTTTTATTATCTGTACTACCTGTGTTGGCTCCAGTGTCTGCTGTTACTGTATTAGCATTTTTATTTAAATCAGGGTTAGCGCTGTTTTTATTTTCTATATTTTCATTAGTAGATGCTAAAACTACATCATCATTAGGATTAGATACTACTTCATCTTTAAGATTTTGATTTTGATCTACAGTATTTTGATTTGTTTTAGCAGCTAACGCTGTATTAATATTTGTTAAAGTAATATCATAAGCTGTAGCAAACTGATTAGAAATTGCATTTTCTTTTTGATATTCTAGTTTACGTTTTAAATCTAATAAAGCTGGAGTGCTCATAGTATTAAGCTGTGAAGAATTAGGTAGTTGTGGCATGTTAGGACTAGCCATTTGATTAACATTATTTTGTTGAAAGTCCTGAATATTAAAATTTTTAAATCCTTCAGCAATTTTTGATCCTATATCGGGTAAAAATGTTTGTTGATTTTGTATAGGAGAAACAGGATTCATCCTTTGATTTATTCTAAAATCTTTTTCTTCCTGCGATAAAGCAGAATTAGGATTAATAAAAAAATTATTTACCATTAGAGTTTACCTAACGTACCTAAACCTCCAAGCAACGAAGCACCAGTTCCTAACATTTGTGAGAAAGGACTTCCAGGTTGTCCGTAAGATTGTTGATATTGGTAGCCCATTGTAGATGGCGAACCACCTAATATATCTGACATAAAACCATACAACTGCATAGGTTGATTTTGTGCTTGTAAAATGTTTGCTCTTTGACGATCTAGTTCTGCTTGAGCTCCTGTTTGTTGTTGCTGTCCTAAACCCATCATTGTAGAAAATTGTTGTTGACCTAATCCTTGTGCCATTTGAGCTTGGTTTTGATACCCTTGATTTAATCCCATACCTAATGCTCCAAGACCTTGAGCTCCTGCCATACCTCTTTGTTGTTGATTTGTAAAAGCACCATAAGCTTGTTGCATTGCATTATTAAATTGATCTGTATAAGCATCACTAATTGTATCCATTCTTGCTTCATCAATCATTCCTGATTGTATTTGTCCTCTTGAACCACCATAGGTACCTCCCATAGCTTGTTGAGCTGCTGCTTGATTTTGTGCCATTTGTGATTGTTTATTTATTTCAGCCGTAATGTTGTCCATATAAGGAGTCATAAAATCCTGATAAGAACTTGGATCAAAAGTAGCTGCTGCTGATTGACTATATAAATCTCCTGCTTGTGCTCCGTATTTATCTAAAGCACCTAAACCTTGTGCTAATTCTGGTTGTCCTAAAGCTTGTCCTGTTTGTGTAAATCCTGTTGTTGGATCATAACTATAACCCATGTTTGCATACGCCATTTTGTATGCTTGTTGTTGTGCTGGAGATAATCCTGCTAACTCAAAATCAGGAAGAGGTTGTGCTCCTCCTACATAATCAGAAACATTCTTGATTAAATCAGTGTAGCCTTTTTGTATATACTCAGGAGGTAAATTTTGATTAATTATTGTTTCAGCCATACATTACGCTCCCATCTTCTGCGCCTTTAAAATTGTAACCCATATCTTGTGCCATAGGTTTAGTTTGTTTTCTTAAAGCATCCATCATATCATGTCCTTTTTTCGTGTCTCCTCCGCCCATAGCATACAATGCATACTCTGGTATAATATGTTCATTATTACTTACCAACATATCACTTGTTTGTCCTGTGTTTTTATCTACTATCTTTCCCGGTATAATATCTTCCCGGCCGGTGCCAGGGCCCATGATTTGTCCACCTTGGTCAAATGCTGCTAAACCACCACCATTAGCTTTTTTGTTTCTATAAAATCCTTCTACTTCATCAACAAATTTAAATAATTCTTCTTGATATGTAGTGCCATTACTATCTGCTCGTCGTTGTATAAACTCAATTAGTTTAGGATCATCATAATAGAATTCTCCGTTACCAAATGTTTTACCTTCATCAGAAGGACTACTATAAAATTTTTCTTGAGCATCTGTCATTTCTACTTGAGTAGCTCCGTCTTTAACTGCTTCTTCTTGACCTTTTGTTAGATCTAACATTCTTTTTCCATCATCACTTACTGTAGAAGCTCCAGTTGGTCCTATTGAATTACCTGTTCCTAATTCTTTCATTGCTTCTTCTGCACCCATCATTAATACTTCTTTAGCAGCGCCTACTCCTTTATCCATGCCTTCACCTTCACCTGTATCAACATATTGTTCAAGATCTTGTATTCCCATACCATCCGCTGCTTCTAAAACAGATAGTGGTGATTTAGATGGATCGTTTAATAAAAACTGTCCGGGTACATCCATTTTTTGTGCCATTGATCCACCACCTGAATAGCCACGAGGAATGCCACCTTCTTTTAATGCACCTATTGATTGTAAGTAACCATAAATAGAACTTGGTGCTACTTGTGTTATACCTTGATAGTAATCTTGAAATCTTTTGTTTACGTTTTTAAGTGGATCGGTTGCTGCATTATAAACATACTCTGTTGGAATCTCTTCTTCAGGAACTGGTTCTTCATCAAATGCCCCAAGTCCATAAGCAAGTGCGGTACCCACAGCTGCTGTTGGTAAGAAACGATACATACTGTTTTCTTTTAATTTGTTGCCTGTTAATGGATTGTTTTCCATTGTTAATGCTTCTTTAAATCTATCTAATCCTGAAGGGCCAACAGTATCTGCTGTGTCAACCATACTCATTGTACCTGTATCAAAAACTTGTGTTCCAGGAGTTCGAACTTGTCCTAATAATAAATCAGCAATACCTTTTTGATTGGGATTAAAAAATCCACCAGGGCCACCTTTACCTATTAAAGCTTTAGCATCAAATAATTTGTTTGCACCACCATACATGGTTCCTGAACCGAAACCACCAAGGCCACCTAGAACGGCGCCTTTCATATTTCCTGTACCTAATCCTCCGCCAAGAGCTCCTATGCCTGCTGCCATAAGGGGACTAGCCCCAAACATACCTGCAACAACACCAGCGTAGGGTGCTACTTTTTTTGCGGCTCCTTTGATCTTCTTAACTAGATTCTTAAACATATCTCCTATAGCAATTATGAATTGTCTTATTTTTAGCAAGGAGGCTAGACTTGTGCATTATGCCTATTTAATCATACAATTATAGTCAAAATATTGGTATAACACAAGAGCTATAATGTCTAGTACAGAAAAGTTCGATATTGATAAATGTCCAATGGTTCGCATAACTTGGCTTGATGCCAGGGATACAGAAACAGGATGGCTGTCTATTAAAGAAATACAAGAAGCTCCTTTAGCTGTGTGTCAAGAAGTAGGTTGGATGGTAGTAGAAAATATAGAAAAAGTTGTCATTATGCGATCATGGTGTACAGACAAAGACGACAATCATGGAGGTGGAGCCATTGCTATACCTAAAGGTTGGGTAACAAAAATAGAATACTTGGAGGTTAGTTATGGAAAAGGAAACTACCATTAATACTTTATTTGGGAAGAATATTTATAAAGCAACAATAGCAAATTATGAAACTATAAATGAAAATATAATCCCTCACATAAAATCTTTTGTAAAAGAAAAACCAGGCAGTGTAGCAGCTACAACTGATGTAAATGGTAATACCAACTTTACTGATTTAGAAAACGCTGTTGATAATTTACATAAAAAGAAATTATATCAATCATTATTTTCAGCTTTAGATAGAAATATTAATTTTTATTTACACACTTTAGGATACAATTTAGATAAATTTAATGTTCATATAACTAAAGCATGGAGCACCTATACAACACAAAATCAGCACATAGCTTCCCACAAACATACAGCAAGTCATTTTAGTTTTGTGTATTATGTAAGAAATAATGATATGGGAAATATAAAATTTGAAGAAGAACTTGCAGCTCAAACAGGTTTATTTGTTCCTCCTACAGAAGAATATATAAGTGAATGGAATAAATTTAATTTTGCAAGTTATATGGTTCCTGTTTCTACAGGAGACTTTGTAATTTTTCCAAGTGAGTTATTACATTACACTGAAACTAATACTAAAGAAGAACCTAGAATAAGTATAAGTGGAGATATACTATTAACAATGAAAAAAGGTGTAAGTACAGAACACTGTATACCTCACCCTAATATGTGGAGAACATTATGACAAATACTATATTACTTATAATAATTTTAATAGGAGTTATATTTATAGGGTTCATGGTTGCCGTACAAGGACAACAAATACACGATTTGCTAAAAAAGAAATAATGTCAAGAAAACAATTTTAAAAGTTTTCTTGCAAATAATATTGGAAATAAGTAATGTGGTTCTTACCCCAAAAAATTTAAATAAGGAGATATTATGACACAAGAAGAAGCATCTGCATCAATCGCATATTTAGCAGATAAATTAGCCAACTACCACAGCAGACTTATAAGCGTGGAAAGAGAATTTAAAAAACACTTAGAAGGCTGTAAATGTCATAATGAAAAGTCAAAGCAAACAATGGTTTCTAATGAGCCAGAAGAATGCGAAATGTGTAGTTGTTAATCGTACTTTACTTGACCCTTAAAATCAGGCAACTGTTGAACTTTAACTTGAACATTTTGTTCTATATGATTTTCCTTAGTATCTGTATTAGGATCAGCTATGTCTTTTTTAGCCTCTTCAGAAGATTCGTATTCTTTACCCGTTAATTTGTTTTTAACTTCTACAAAAACTTCAGGCTGTAATATAGGTATTTCTTTACCATTAACCATTTGAACACCAATTTGTTTAGGTTCTTGTACTTTTTTAAATGCCATTAGGTTATCTCCATTAAACTTACTAATATTTTTACTGCACCTGTTAATTTAATTGCATCAGCTTGTTCTAATACAATAGGTTGTGTTAACACTTCTGTTTCTGCACCGTCAGCTAAATCATCTTTGTATAACTCTATTTCTAGACTACTGTTGCTACTATCCATCATTGTCACTGTTGTAGCAATAGCTCCGCCTGATTGATTAGATAACTTAATACTTTTAACCAAAGCAGTTGTAGGTAGAACAGGAGGTTGAGAATTTTGATCTGCTGTTGGAACTGTATAAATAGTTCCTGCACCATTCTTAGATCTACTAATAAAAGAATCAGCCAAGAAACCACGTCCTTGCTGTAGATTCGTCTTTTATATCCTGTTGATAACCAAAATTTAATTGTTGTATTACTTGTTCTAATAATCTTATTAAAACATCAAACTGAGTTTGGTTGTATTCAGGAGTTGCATTAGGTAGTCTTGTGGTACTTATTTTTGACATTAAGTTCCTACTTTTTTCTGAGCCATTTTATGTGCAGTTGTAAATGACTTTCCATTTTTCATTTCTTTTCTCATCATTGCCATGTGCTTTGCACTATGATGTTTACTGTGTTTTTTTAAAGTATCTTTTTGTCTTTGAGTTAATTCTTTACCCATTATCTGCCTCCATCTGGTTGTACATCAAGTCGTAAAGTTCCAAATCTCCAGTTATCTCCAACAGCATCACTTCTGATAGTTAACTGTCCTTGTCTGCCTCTTCCCCTTATATCAAATTTTGTAGTAGTTGTCGATACGGTTGAAGTTTTAGTTATTGAATTGGTAGATGCAGGATAAGTTTTAAATTTTAGTTCTACATCAACTGTTCCAGATAAATTTTGAAAATCAGGTATACCTCTTCCTATGTGAAGAAGTTCTTGACCATCTTGAATATCAAAATCTCCTGATGTAACAAAAGCATCTAAAGCTGCCCCATCTGCATCAGTTCCAAATTCTTGTATATAAAATGTAGAAGCTCCAGCAGTTAATCCTAATACACTTGGAGTTGTAGCAGTAGCAGTTGTAGAATATTCAGTAGCATAAGGAAATTCATATACTCCATAATCTACCCATGCTGTACGAGCCAATGTGCCAATAGACCAAGAATTTTCTAGATAATTTAAACTAACATATCGATCTATTTGTTCTGCATTTAAACTACAATAAAACCAAGTTATTTCATTTTTTTCTGAATTAAGACCACAGTATGTTTCTGGTTGAGTAGTAATATTAAAATCTCCAAATACATAATCTTGTACACTACAAGGTATTTTTTTAACAGCACCATCAAACATGTAAAAAGAATTTTGAGACATCCAGTAAGTAATACCATTTACATCTTTAACACAATGATTTGACACTGCTCCGCAGTTAGCCCCTAATTGATTTAATGAAAAAGTAAAAGGAGGTCCAACAAATTGCATTCCATGTAATGATGTATCAGTCCATACTAATACAGCACCTCTAGATCTAGCTGCAGCCATAATTTTAGAACCATCTTGAATTCTAAATGAACCAGCTGTGTTTGTAGCAGTTGGAATCCATGTGTTGTAATCTTCTTGAGAAGAAAATCGTAAAAATAAAGGATCAGATGTTGCTGATGTTCCTATTGTTGTTTCAGTTCCAAATAAAAATACATGTCGGTCCGTTGGAGAAACCAAAGTAAAACGAGAAACAGTTGGTGCGTTAGAAATAATTGCAGCCGGTGTCCCTGTTCCAACAGATGTATCCCATCTAAATGTACCACCTTCACTAACAGTAGCTATTAAATCTTCACCAAAATTATCGAAAGACCATTGTCTACCATCAATGGTAACAGTAGAAGTAGAACGAGGAGTGTTCCAAGTGCTTGTATTCCAAGTTCCTGTACCCCATCCATAACCATATGCAGAAGCAGCTAATCCTATATCTATATCATATTTAGCAACAACAGAAGAGCCTCCTCCTGTTGAAGATCCTGAAGCTGTAGACCCTGTGTAAGTTACTTTGTAAGTGCTGGCATCAACATAAGTTGTAATTTCAAATTCTTTGTTCATGTCAAGACCATCAATTGCAGAAGCTCCACTAAATGTTACAAAATCTCCAGCTTGAGCTCCATGTCCTGCATCTATAACTGTTACTATTGAAGTACCATTAGTTGTAAAAGGATTAGTTAAACTTCCGCTAGTTCTTCTAATAGGTGTAATATCGTAAGCGGCGCCTTCAGAATAAACATAAAGTTTTCTATCTGTGCCAAGGGCCATGTATCTAATACCATTAAGATCAGACCAAGCATGTAAATCTCTTACAACTCCTATTAAAGTTTCTTGTATTAATTTAGACCAACCTCCAATTTTTTCTGGTAAACCATAACGAAAACGTACCATATCGGAATCTGTCCAACGACCTTCTGCACCATATTCTGTATTTTGTTTATCTATACCGGGAGCAAAATTAATTTTAGTAAGTGGCATTATGCAATCCTTAAAAATCTATATGAAACTTCACCAGCTCCTCCAGCCGTTCCTGCAGATTGTGGTTCTGCACCACCTCCACCTCCACCAGAACCTCTTGTTCCAACAGTACCAGAACCTCCAGCAGGAGCACCTGTACCACCAGTTACAGCGCCTGGACCTGCATAAGAAGATCCACCTGTACCACCAGCTATTTGACAGTTG